TTATTCAGAGTTGACGTTATCTTCTAATGACTTTAGTAAACGCAAGAGCAGCATTTGAAACAGCAATCAAGAACGCAGTAACCACTGCTGACAACACAGTGACAGTAGTTTTTGATAATATGCCGTTCACAACTCCAGGTATAACTAAAAAGTATGTAATGGTTAATATAAATTTTAATCAGTCTACAACTCAACCTCAAGGAGCAGCCCAGACATACTATAGCGGTGTAATAAGATGCGGAATAATGACACCTCCTAAAAAGGGAAGTGCCGTGGCTGCTGCAATAGCAGAATCAGTTATAACTGGTCTTACCTCAGTAAATGCCTCTAATTATACCGATACTTTTTCAGTGTCTCCAAGAGTAGGGCAAATCGAAGGACCAACAGCTATAACCACCGATACTGACAGTCATTTTTTAAGTGTCATAAATTGCGATTTTTCTGCAAATGGTTAAGGATATAAAACTTCTTCCTAAAGATCTGCGTAAGTTAATAACTGAAGCAAGAGCCGAAGCTGCTGCGGAGATACAAGAATCTTTAATGAACCGAAGTCCTTTTTGGACAGGAACTTTTGCAGAATCCTGGATCGTAAGTGGCACTGAAGTACAGGCAACTAGACCTAGACAGGGAGAGTTTGATCCCGACCAAGACGAGAAGCCAATGAGATTACCAAGTAGTATTTTTAGAGATACCAGCCAAAAGGGAAAAAGAATATACCAAGCCTTAACAAGTCCTGTATTTATAGGTAACGAAGCAGATTACGCTGCTTTTGTAATTAATAAAGCAAAACTTAAAGGTGAGGGTATAAAATATGAATCATTGTTTAAGAGAAAATTTAACACAACACCTAGACCTAATGTTCCTAATTGGTATGATGTTTACACTCAAAGTAAAGAAATATTTAAAGATATAGATAAGGGTTTTCTAGCCCTAAATAGAGGTTTCACAACTAAGACAACCAAGCCAGCAGGAACATATTAAGCTATAGTACAAGAATAGACTTAATTTTTTATGCCAACAGTAAGAGCAATCGACAAACTGAAGCAAGCCTTTAGTGTCGAAGAACGTAGTAGCTACTCCATTTTTAAGGGAGAAGAACTTGTTTTAAAAATATTTTGGAAGCCCATAACTATAGCCGATAGAGACACCATAAACAGTACATTAATAGCTATGAATAAAGGTCAGGAAGAAGGTAGTCTTGATTTTGCCCTTCAGGTAATAATTACAAAAGCTGAAGATGAATCAGGTGCAAAAATGTTTACAGCAGGAGATTTACCTGTTCTCAGAAGAGAGATTCCTATGTCAGTATTGATAGACGTTATGACTAAGATGCAAAGCATGGACGAGGGGGATAGTCCTGATGCCGTAAAAAGCACAACTGAAGGAGAATAATTTATTATTCCTACAATTTTTTATAGCTGAGAGTTTAGGCTACACATACAGAGAACTACGAGAAAGAATGTCAGTACAAGAGTTGTATGCTTGGAACGCTTACTTTACTTTAAAAGCTGAACGTGAAGAAGAGGCTTACGAAAAAGCAAAAAGACAAGCTCAGACTCGTAAGATACGCTAATATAGGATTATTTAGTAAATACAGTTGTGGCTGCTAATTACAAAGTCAATATACAGTTAGATACCAAGACATTAGATAAGCAGTTAAAAGATTTAGGTGTAAAGATAGATAAGGTCGGAAAAGTAAAGCAGGGTCAAGGTAAAAAACAATTATCTGAAGCTGAAGCTGCTTTAAAGCTAGAACAGCAGCAAACTAAAGAAGAAATAAAGCAAATACAACTTAGAAATCAACAATTAGGGATAGAAACGGGAATAAAGAAAGTAAAATCTCAAATGAAAGATATTAATAAGACAGAAGCACAACTAGACGAAGCAACCAAAAAGATAAAAGCGAAAGAGTTTGACTTAGCTAAGAGAGAACTTTTGTTAAGTAAAGAGGATTTACTAATCACAAATAAGACATTAGCTGCTGAAAAGAAAGTAACAGTAGAAAAAGCAAAACAGGTAAACTTACAATCTGCTGGAATGAATCTTATAAGATTATCTGGTAAAGCAGGAAGGTTAGGTGGCAGGACAGCAGCAGTTATAGATCAGCAAACAGCACTCAGACAACCCAAAGGATTACCTAGTGCTTCTATGTTAAACGCTGAAGCCAGAGGAATTAAACGATTAATTCCAGAAAGATTAACCGATGCAGGTAGAATTGTAAGCCGTGATGATACTGGAGGTATCAGGTTTACAGCAACATCAGCTAAAAAGGCTGCTGCATTTGAAGAAAGAATAAACAAGGCCAGAAAACGAGGCATAGCAAACAATAAAAAACTTATTGGATCGGAAGTAGCACGAAATAAACAAACACTGCAAACTATAAAGGCGGAAGAAAGAAGAGCTACGTCTGAAGCACGAAGATTAAACCAAGCATTACGAAATCCTATTGGGCCGAGTTCTCCACTTAATCGTAGGGGAGGTCAAGTCTTACCTGGGCCAGCAGGATTTGGTAGAGGAAGCGGAATAACAAGTGCATTAATTAGTGGTGCGTTTCCACTATTATTTGGGCAAGGTCCACTAGCTGCTGCTGGTGGTTTCACTGGTGGATTAATAGGCGATAAGGTCGGTGGGCAGATGGGTGGTTTTGCAGGAGGTTTAATCGGAACGGCTACGGTAACGGCTATTCAGGGTTTTACTGTTCAAGTTGGTACGTTAGGAGCAGCCTTAAATGAGAATACTAAGGACGTTACTGCATTATCTGGTGCATTGGGTATTACAGGTACAGAATTTGAAAAACAACTAAAGACATTAGAGAAGTTAGGAGATGGAGAGGCAGCATTTGAGGCAGCAAGACAAAAAATGGTAAATCTAGTCGGGCAAGACGGGGTAAATGCTTTAACGAAGTTTGGTAGTGAGTTTACAGAGTTAGGAAATAACTTTGCCAAAATAATGACATTAATGAAGGCTTCCTTTGCCAATTTCCTACAAAATTCTGGTATCGGTAAATTTATAGCTGGGAGTGTGGAAAGAACGGTTTTATTAAGTCAGGCGGAAGTTTCGGGTCAAAATTTGAACACTGAGCAAGGAAGAGAAATTAAAAGATTAATTGATTTCAAAGAGTCTATAACACCTAGTTTGACTAATAAACCAACTAAAGAAAATTTAGATAAGGCTCTCGAATTGCTGGGCCGAGAAAAAGGTAGTGGCTTAATTACTCTTGAACCTGGAAACTTTTTCAACAGAAAAGATTTAAGAGATGCCACAATATTAATAAATGACCTAATAGTAAAACAGCAAAAGTTAATTAATGAAAAAGATGCAGAGTTAGAAGCGGAAAACATAATAAAGAAAATACAGGGATCAAGAATAAAAAATATTGATGAAGAAATTGCTTTGTTAGAACGAACTCGCACCATGTCATCTGAGGAGTTTGAAATTGAACAGAAGATAATGGAAATGAAAAAAGACGGAGCGATTGAAGATGAAAACGCTATTAGAAGCAAGCTACAAAAACTTCAGTTGTTAGAGAAGGAAAGACAACTAGCACAGGAAACCGCAGAAGCATTTAAACAAATGGGGCAAACAATAGCCACCGATATAGCAGACGGCATACAGGGTATGATCCGTGGAACGTCCACCCTAAACGATGTTCTCAGAAACGTATTAGACAAACTCATAGACGCATCATTCAATATGGCTTTCTTCGGTAATATGCAGGGATCACTAGGAGGCGGTGGAGGATTATTCGGTTCAGTTCTTGGAGGACTCGGTGGAATATTTGGTGGAGGTAAAAATAAAACGGTTACTGATACTGTATTTACCTCTGGAGTTGATTCTGCCTTATCAAATTTTCAATCAACAAGTGCATTAGAGAATTTTGCAGATGGTGGCAGACCTCCAGTAGGTAGAGCTTCGATTGTAGGAGAGCGTGGCCCAGAATTATTTGTACCAGATAGAGCAGGAACTATTATTCCAAATAATCAGTTAGGTGGTGGAACAAATATTGTCGTAAACGTAGATGCTTCTGGTTCGTCTGTTGAAGGTGATGAACAAGGTGGTAGAGAACTTGGTCTTGTATTGTCGGCAGCGATAGAATCTGAATTAATTAAACAAAAACGTCCTGGAGGTTTACTTGCATAATGGCTACCTTTCCCTCGATTACCCCTGCTTACGGGCAACGAAAAAGATCACAACCAAATACTAGAACAGTACGTTTTGCAGATGGTTTTGAACACAGAATATTATTTGGACTTGCTGCTCATCAAAACCCAAAGATATTCAATTTTACCTTTAATGTTTCGGAGACAGAAGCAGATGTCATAGAAGGATTCTTGGACAGTAGAGCTAATGATAGTGCCAGTTTTGATTTCACTCCACCTGGAGAAGGCTTTACAAAAACAGGAACTTACTCTCAATCAGGCACTACAGTTACAATCACGATTACAAATCATGGTGTTGCAGTTGGAGATGAACTGACAGTAGATTATACTTCTGGTTCTGCTACTGATGGTACGTTTATTGTTGCCTCTGTTGCAGATTCAAATACTTTTACAGTAACGGCTGCTGCCAGTGCCACTAATAGTGGGAATGTTTCTATCACCTTGTCTGGTGCTGGCAAATATGTCTGTGAATCTTGGAATAAATCTATTCCTTACAATAATCGTGCCACAATACAGGCAACATTCAGAGAGGTATTTGAACCATGAGTAGTGCTTCTGTTGTCAGTGATTTACAAAGTATTAATCCATCAGCAATAATAGAACTTTTTACTCTTACAACTACAGCAGCATTGCATGGATCAGCTACAACTCATAGATTTCATAATGGAACAAGTCTGAAAGATAATGGTGAAATAGTTTGGGCAGGTGATACATATCAAAGATTTCCAATACAGGCAGAAGGTTTTGCTTTTCAAAAAGGACAACTACCTCGTCCAACCCTTACTGTCAGTAACGCATTGGGAACAATTACAGCTATTCTTTTGAATGTAAATGAAACTACAACTGGAAATGATTTAACTGGTGCTACTTTTACACGCATAAGAACTCAAGCAAGATTTATTGATGCTGTAAACTTTCCAAGTAATGTAAATCCTTATGGCACACCAGATCCTACAGCCGAATATGCAAGAGAAGTTTTTCTAATTGATAGAAAATCCGCAGAAAATAGAGAGGTTGTAGTGTTTGAACTGGCAACAGCATCAGATATGGCAGGAGTTCGTGCTCCTAAAAGGCAATGCACAAGAGCAGAGTTTCCTTCTATTGGAACGATTAACGGATGAATTGGAAAGACGCTGCATTGGTTCATGCGAAAGACCAAGACCCTAAAGAATCTGTTGGATTATTAGTAAATATCAAAGGCAAAGAAAGATATTTTCCCTGTAATAATCTTGCTATAACTGCACATCAATGTTTTATTCTTGATCCAGTTGATTATGTAAAAGCATCAAATCAGGGAGATATTGTTGCTGTTATTCATTCTCACCCTGTAACTCCACCAGTTGCTAGTCAGGCAGATAAATTAAGTTGTGAACAAAGTAAACTTCCGTGGCATATTGTTAATCCAAAAACAGAACAATGGGGATATTATGAACCATCAGGATATAAAGCACCTTTATTGGGTCGTCCGTGGGTCTGGGGTGTTACCGATTGCTGGTCTTTAGTAAGAGATTGGTATAAACAGGAGAAAGGTATTGAACTTAGAGATTGGGAAAGACCTATAACACCAGAAGAGTTTTTGAAAGATCCAATGTTTGAAAGATGTGCATGGCGAACTGGTTTTAGACAGTTGAGACAAGATGAAAAGTTAGAGAATGGTGAT